AATATTTTTGCAAGTGCAGTTTCATTGATGTCAAAATACTTTTCAATCAATATGGATGCAGTTGCAGTGGCATCAGGAATTGGTTTGATTCTTGCCTTTGATTTGATGTCTGCAGGTTTGATTCTGTAAACACTGCAAGATGCATCAATAATTTTGTCAATTTCCTGCATGATTTCAGGTGTGACATTTTCAAAAAATCTGTTGGATTTATTCATTTTATAAGAATTTAAAAAGTTGTTTGTTGTTGTTGTAATATTTAGCACATTGTTCAGGTGTTGCAGGTCTTTCAAAATCCTGTTTTATCCAAACACCTTGGTTGTTCAATTCAGTCCACAATTCAATTGACTGATCCATTGTTGAAACGAATTTCACACCATAGACTGCAGACATGTCTGTGTCAACATATTTCTTCAAAGATAACCAATCAAAATGATAACAGACACTTGGATTCTGTGGTCTTTGGAAAATGTATGTGAATTGGAAAAGTCCATTCCTGGAATTTCTTTCAATCAATCTGTGTGGTCTTGTTTCAACAATCATTCCTTTTGTTGATTGTGGTTCAAAGTCAAATGGCAGTTCTGCACCACCAAGTTTGATGATTGGCATTCTGACACCATTTGCAAAAACCAACACAGGAAATTCACCTGTGTGGTCTTGCATCATCACCTTTCCATGTTTAGAATGGTGCATTGTCAATTTCATTTGATTCAACAACACCAACCAAATCAATCTTCCAACCATTCACATTTGTGAACCATTTTCCTGACCATTCTTTTGATGACAAGTTGATGTGAACTTTGACTTCATCATTGATTTTCAAGTTGTCCAACAATGAACACTTTTCACCAAGGAATGAAATTGAAAGGTGTGGATTGTATTCATCACCTGTGTCAATGACAATATTCTGTCTTGTCCATTCTTTTCCTGCCTTGGAAGTTCCTTTTTGAACTTCACTAATTTGATAAACATTTCCTTTGATTTCCATTTGAATAATTATTTAGTTAATTTGATTAAATCCTTTTTCATTTCTGCACTGACTTCATACTTGTCAAGAACAAGATTGATGTCTGCATTTGGTGTTGTTTTCAAGTATGAAACAACTTTGTCATAATTATCTGATGCAAGTGAAAGTGTTGGTTTTCCTTTTGCCTTGACAGATGGTTTTTCTGAATCTGCATCTTTGGTGTCATCAATTAAGAACATGCCATTCAAAGCATATTTTCTTGCATAAGATGATGAAGAACCAAAACATTGTGACATGTCCATTCCTTTCTTGTTGACATCAATTCCTGCATGTGCAGTCACACACAAGGTTTCTTTGTCATCTTGGACACAAACTGTTGCCATGACCACAGGAAGACCACACAACTCATGTGTGTCATCTGAAATGGTCAATGTCAGTCCATGTTTCAACAATAATGGTTTGACAGATTCAAGAATGTCTTCTTGGTTTCTGTATTTGTATTTTCCAAAACCATTGAATTGGTTCTTTGGTGCTTTCAATTCACTTTGAATTTTTAGCAATTTTGATTTCAAGTTTGTCATTGATATAAAAAATTAGTTAGTTCCGATAAATAGATAAAAGATGAACATTGTCACAATACTTGCACCATATATTCCAAAAAGAATTGATGCATCAATATTTGTGACAAAGAAAAGGAATGCAACAATTCCTGCAGGAATCATTGATGAAAGAACAAAGTCATCAAAAGTGAATTTGAAAAACTGAACTTGTGTTCCATGTTCCAATCTTGCTTGGTCTTTTTGATTGTCAAGAAAATCTTGTCTTGCAAAGTCTTTGAATTTATATTTCATGGCTCATTTTTTTAAGGATTTCCAATGTTGAATCCAATGATTCAAGTGTTGCATGATAGGATGAAATTCTTCCTTCATGAAACTTTATCATTTGAGTGTTTCTGTCAATGATTGGATTCTTTTTGATTTGTGCAATTGATTCATTGATTGATTGAATTTTGTGTTTCATTGAATCCATTTCCATGTTCAACCATTGTTCCACAAATCTTGTTTCAATCACTGAAACTGATTTTGTTGTTCTGAATATTTCCATTTTGTTGTTGTTAAATTGTCAGACACTTTTGTCTGATACCACAAAAAACCTGCATTTCTTTCAGTGCAAGTCATTGTGTTTTTTTATTACTATTAGAAATTACTACTTAATTTTAAAAATGCCAAAACTTCATTCCAAGTGTTAAATTCACAATCAAAGCAAGATTCTTCATTGTTATCAAAAAAAGTTTGAATTGAAAATGTGTGAAACATTTCTTGTTCAATGTCAGTGATGTCTGCATTTGGAACAAAGATTTTCAATTTGGTTGATTTGTCTTTTGAATATATTGCAATTGAATCACAAACATCATTTGAAGATGTGTCATTCCATGCCATCAGACCAAGGTCATGTAGTTCACTGATTTCAGTTGCAATGTTTTGGTTGTAAAAAGTTGAATTTGTCATTTCTGTTTTCATTTAGTTGATTAATATGCTGCAATATACACACTTTTATTTAATTACCAACAATAATCAACAAAATATTTTAACTTGTTCTTTTTTGTATCTTCCCATCATGAAAAGCAAACATTTTTTTGAGAAAAACAGGAATGGATCAGTGACTGAAAATGTCAAAACAAGTGACAAAATCATCAGAATTGTTGATGAAGTTGAACAAATGTTGTTGCACAAGAACAAATCTTATGGTGATTCTGCAACCAAACCTGCAAACATATTTGCAAAAGGAAAAGCATCTGAAAACATCTGTTGCAGAATAGATGACAAACTGATGCGAATCAAAAATAAAGGAATAAATACAGACACAATTGACACAATCAAGGATTTGATTGGTTATTTTGTTTTGTTGTTGATTGCAATTGAAGATGAAAATTGAGTTAGCACCATTTCCAAAACCAAGAATGACACAATCAGACAAGTGGAAAAAAAGACCTGTTGTTGTGAAGTATTGGAATTGGAAATCTTCATTGCAGGAATATGGCATCAACTTTGATTCAGGTCGGGTTGATGTCATTTTTTTTGTGCCAATGCCAAAGTCCTGGACAAAGAAGAAATGTTTGGAAATGGATGGAAAACCACATCAGTCAAGACCTGACATTGACAACTATTTGAAAGCATTATTTGATGCAGTGTGTTCTGAAGATTCACACATTCACACAGTCACTGCAAAGAAAGTGTGGTCAACAAAAGGAATGATTGAATTGAACATTTAGTTCCTTTTTATATTTAAAGAAAAGACACAATGGAAATGACATCTGAATTTTATGAAAAATTGTTGGTGGCTGCAAGAAACATCACAAACAATCACCAAGACCATAAAGACCTTTTGCAAGAATGTTTGGTTGCACTTTATGAAAAAGACAAAGCATTCATTCAAGAACTACATGACAACAAATCATTGCAATTCTATTGTGTCAGAATCATGTTGAACATGTGGAATTCATCAACATCTTCATATCATTACAAATTCAGATTTCAAAAGAAATTCATGTTTGAATTCTTTGAAGGTGTTCCTGATGAATATTGTCCAAGCAACAAAAATGTTTTGACACCAACAATTCAAGAAATCAGAAACCAATTTCACAATGACTTTCTTGATGATGCAGTTGACACCATGCATGAAGTTCTTGGTGAATTGTATTGGTATGATTCAGAACTTTTCAAGCTTTACAAATTTGGATCAGACAATGGAAAAAGATGGACATTGAATTCACTTGCAGAAAAGACAGGAATTTCAAGAACATCAATTTTTGACACAACACACCGAGTGATGAAATACCTTGACAAAAGAATGAAAGAAGAAACAACACTTTTGACTTATGACATTTAAAAAGAAAAGAAAATCATGGATCAGCAAAGCATTCAATTTCACAATTGCAGTGTTCAAACACATCATTGATGGTTTCAGAAAAACATCAAGATTCAATTGGCAACTGCGAATGCTGACATGCATGGATTGTGAACATTCCAAAAATGAATGGAAAGAATGTGATGTGTGTGGATGTCCAATTGAAGAAAAAGCAAAATGGAAATCTGAAAAATGTCCAAAAAACAAATGGAAATGATTGAACTATCAACAGACCAAATTGAAAGATTGAAAGTCCTATTTCCAAAAATAAGGTCAGGAACTGCACAAGACAGAAATGCAAGGATTGAAATGGTTGTTCTACACAATGACATCTTTGGTTCTAATTACAGACCTGACACAGGATGTTCATCTTGTTTGAACACATCATTCCAAGGAATCAAAAAAGTGGCTAAAAAATATAATATAAAATAAAAATGGCAATAAAAACAAAACATCAAACAGTTGTCAAATACGATTGCGAAACAACAAATGAAGAATCATTTGAGAATCAATATTTTGACATACCAAAAATCATCAATTCTGACATCACCTATCAATTGTATTTTGGACATGTTCCAAACTACTATGAAGACTTGAAACGAGAATTTGAACACAACCAAAAAAACATTCAAATTGAAAAAAATGCAGAATCCTTGGTCAATTATAGATGACAAAGATGACCATGAATGTTCTTGGTGTCAATATGAATTCAATGCAGAAGATGAAGGTGAATTGATTGTTCATGAAAAGCATTGTGACATTTTATGTGGTCAATGTTTGGAAAAATACATCAAAGAAATTATAAAAATATATAATCAATGAAAGAAGAAACACACAAACTTTTGGAACAAGCACATCACCTTGTCATCAAAGTGACAGGAATTGACATTTCAAAAAAAGAAAAACAAGAAGTCTTGAAAGAAGTCCGATTCATTTACAAACAAATCAAAGAAATTGACCTTGATGTTTGGAAATTGATTGACTTGGATGACAATCACAAGACAGTGAATTCTTGACAAAATGGACACTATAAAAAAAGAAAAGAAATGAGAAAAAATGACAAAGGAACATTCATTGAAGTGTTCAGCAAAAAGGCTGCAAACATTGGTGAAACTTGCAGAGCAATTGGAATTTCAAGACAGACATTCTACAATTGGAAAAATGATGACCAAGATTTTGCAGAAAAGATTTTCAATGCACAGGAAGATTTACTTGACAATGCAGAATCAAAGCTGCAGGAACACATCAACAATGATGACAAGATTTGCACAATGTTCTTTTTGAAAACAAAAGGAAAGTCAAGAGGTTATTCAGAAAGACAAGAAATTGAACACCAAGGAAAGAATGTGAACATTGAAATCCAACTTGAAAAACCTGAATGAAACCACAATTGACAAAGCAACAGAATGAATGCATGTGGCATTTGTTGAATGATGACAAGACAACTGAAGTCTTGTTTGGTGGTGGTGCAGGTGGTGGAAAATCATTCATCCTTTGTGCATATGCAATCACAATGTGTTTGAAATATGAAGGCATCAGGGGTTTGATTGGAAGGTCTAAATTGGACACATTGAAGAAAACAACACTGAACACATTTTTTGATGTCTGTGGTCAATGGGGATTGGTAAGTGGTGAACATTACACATTCAATGGTCAATCAAACATCATTTCATTTTACAATGGATCAGAAATCATTTTGAAAGATTTGTTTCTCTATCCATCAGACAGGAATTTTGATTCACTTGGTTCACTTGAAATCACATTTGCATGTGTTGATGAATGCAACATGATTGTTCAGAAAGGTGTTCAGGTTCTTGCAAGTCGTATCAGATACAAACTTGACCAATTCAATCTTGTTCCAAAGATATTGATGACTTGCAATCCTGCAAAAAATTGGGTATATTCTGATTTTTACAGACCATGGAAAGATGACAATCTTCCAAATCACAGGAAGTTCATTCAGACATTGGTTGATGACAATCCATTTGTTTCAAGACATTACAAAGACCAATTGAACAAGTTGGACATAGTGTCAAAACAAAGGTTGTTATTTGGTGATTGGGAATTTGATGAAACCAAAGATTCATTGATTGAATTCAATTCAATTTCACACATGTTCAATTTCACAGAAAAGTCAAGTGGTGAAATGTTCATCAGTTGTGATGTTGCAAGGTATGGTGCAGACAAGACAGTGGTGATGCTATGGAAAGACCTATCAGTCAAGAAAATTGTTGTTCTTGAAAAGTCATCAGTTGTTGAGGTTGCACAATTGGTTCAGGATTTGATGAATGAATTCAGTGTCAGAAGTTCAAATGTTGTGATTGATTCAGATGGTGTTGGTGGTGGTGTTTCAGACCTATTGAAAGGAACAAAATCATTTGTGAATAATGCAAGACCATTGATGAACCAAAACTTCAACAACATCAAGTCACAGTGTTTCTTCAAACTTGCAGACTTAATCAATGCAGGTGAATTGTCTGTGAATTGTCCTGATTCAAGAATTCAACAATTGATTGTTGATGAATTGTCAGTCATCAAAAGGAAAGACATAGAAAAAGATGGAAAGATGCAAATCATTCCAAAAGACCAAATGAAGGATTTGATTGGAAGGTCACCTGACTTTGCAGATTGTTTGATGATGCGAATGTTTTATGAATTGAATCCAAATGTTGGAAAATACTTTGTTCAATAGGAACAAACTAAAAATTGAATTTTTATATTTAAAAAAAAGAAATGAAGACAATCACAATCACAGACAATGACAAGGTGTTCAATTACACAATTCCTGAAACCTGGAAACAAGTGTCATTGGCACAATATCAGAAACTGATGTCAGTTGAAATGGATGAAATGACTGAACAACAATTGATGTTTCATTTGATTGAATCATTGATTGAAATTCCATCACAAAAGATTGTGGATTTGAAGAAGTCAGATGTTGAAGAAGTGTTCAAACATTTGATGGAACTTGCACAATCCAAACCATCAGAACATTTGAATTTGATTGTTGAAATTGATGGTGTTGAATATGGATTCAATTCAAAGCTTTCAGACATCACCATTGGTGAATTTGGTGATTTGGACACATACCTTCAAGATGGTTTCAAGAACCTTGACAAAGTGATGTCAATCCTTTACAGACCAATTGTTGACAAGGACAAGAAATCATTCAGGGTTGAAAAATATGACTTTGACAAGTGTGATGAAAGAACAGAATTGTTCAAACACAAAATGTCAATTGATTCAATTTATGGATGTCTGTGTTTTTTTTTGAATTTAGGTCAAGAATATACACTGACTTCAATCCATTATTTGAAGAAACAAAACAAGAAAAAGGAATCAAAACAGATGAAGAAAGTTTTGGAAACAAGTGGGGATGGTATGCAATCCTTTACAAATTGACAGGTGGTGAATTTTTGAAATTAGAAAATGTAATTGAAAGACCATTGACAGAATGTTTGACATGGCTTTCATTCCAAAAAGATATTGAAACAATAAAACAATAGAAATGGCAACAAGTGTAATCACATACAATCAAATACTTGCAGTTTGGAAACAGATTGCAGACAATCATCAACAAGTCAAGACATTCACACATGGTGATATTTTTGAAGTGGATGCAAACACTGTGGTCTTTCCACAAGTCCATCTTATCACAGAACAGGCATCAATTTCAAAACATGAATTGACATATTCATTCAAGTTGATTGCAATGGATTTGGTTGAACCTGATGAATCAAATGAAGATGAAGTGTTGTCAGACTGTCTGCAGTACATTCAAGATTTCATTGCAGTGTGGAAAAATGGTGTGACAAGTGCATCACCATCATTCACAATTGATTCACAAGACTACAGAATCAGTGAAAATGTTTCTTGCAATCCATTCACAGAAAGGTTTGACACAAGGGTTTCAGGATGGGTTGGTGATTTTTCAATTTCAGTTGATTACAGTGCAAACGCTTGTGTTGTTCCAATTGATTGATTGATTGTCAATGAGTTATGTCAAACACTTGACATCAATTTGACAACAAAATGACATCAATTTGACACATACAATAATGGTAATAATGATAAGATTAATATATATATAGTGAAGGCATTAATTAGGACAGAAAAGGTTTTGAATTTATTCGCAAAGAAAGTCATCAAAGATGCACAAAGCGAATTGAAAAGACAAGGAAAGAACACTTCAGGTGAACTTTCACAGTCACTTGGGTACACTATCACCAAAAATCAAAATGGTGGTCTTACACTTGAATTTCAAGGTTCTAATTATGCAAGATTTGTTGACCAAGGAATGCAAGGAAAATTCAGTTCTGCAAAAGCACCAAATTCACCATATAGATTTGGAAGTGGTTCTGCAAGTGATACATGGAAATTATTCACTGCATCACTTGACAAATGGATTGTGAAAAAAGGTCTTGCAGGAATTCGTGATGAACAAGGAAGATTTGTTTCAAGAAAGTCATTGCGATTTTTGATTCAGCGATCCATATATCTGTATGGTGTCAAGCCATCATTCTTTTTTTCTAATCCTTTAGAAGTTGCCAAAAGTGGCTTGACAAAGGAAGTTGCACTTGCTTATGTTAGTGATTCAATTGATTTCTTGGAACAAATGAACAAAACAAAATCAAAAAAATAAAAAAATGGCAATTACAGTCAATCAAAAAGCATATTCAAGACAACAAATTGTTTCAAATCATTTTGTTGCACCTGCATTTGCACCTGCAGTTTTCGTTGTTTCTTCAACACTTACTGCAAACATAAATTTCAGATATGTTGCAGATGTTTACATCAATGAAGTTTTCAAAGTTCGTTTGATGTTTTCACCAAATAGTCAAAACAAAGGTGTTGTTGATGT